GTATGGTATAAATTTAGATATAGATAATATGACAGGTGGTGAATTTATAGATAGTGAAACATTTAATGAAATAGATAAATTAGATTATTTAATGGCATTATTATATCGTCCATTAAAAAGAAAAAAAGATAATTCTTTAGAAAAAATTATAAAAAATTATATATATAAACGTAAAGGTGAAAAATTAATGATTGAAAAATATGACTTAACGACCATGAAAGATAGGGCATTATTATTTAGGAATAATATGACGATGGATATAGTTTTCGGTTCGATGTTTTTTTTTATAATCTTAAGAACGGTTTATATGGAAAGTATCCAGAAATCTTTAACGAAGAAGGAACAGATGAAGAGGACAATGGAACAGATGGAACTTATGAATATAACTTTTATAAAAATTGGGGATGGATAAATATAATTTATAATTTGAGTGGGAATATATTAGATGTTGATAAAATAACTAATATGAACATACATGAAATTTTAACATATTTAACATGGTCTATACAAAAAAATAAATTAAAAAATGGCTAATGATACTATTAAATTAAAGATTGATGTAGATGATAAAAATAGTATAAAATCTTTAGATGGATTAGAAAAGAAGTTAGGGGATGTTGAAAAAAAATTAGATGGTATAGGTAAATTAGATAAAATTTTTAATGACTTATCAAAAGTTATAAAAACATCTAATGATACATTGAATGAATTGGGTAAAACGTCTGATAAATCTTTAAATGAAGTAAACAAAAATGTAAAAGATACTGCTAAGGGTGTAAAGGATTTGGGGAATAAATCGAAAGGTTCTTTTAGTTCAATGTCGAAAGGTATAAAAGGTGTAGGTACTGCTATAAAAAGTTCTGGAATTGGATTTTTATTAACAATTGTGGCAGCATTATTCAAGTTACTTAAAGAAAATCAAGGAGTTATGGACTTCTTTAATAAATCCATAAAAATAATGGAAATTTTATTTAGTAAACTATTAGAATCCATTGAACCTTTAAAGGATGCTTTAACTAGTGCTTTTAATGATCCGAAAAAAGCGGTTCAAGAATTGTGGGAAGTGATTAAATTGAATATGATAAATAGGTTTAATGGTGTTATAGATTTTTATAAACAAAGTTTTGGTGTTATAGTTGATTTGGTTAAAGGTGCTGGTTACGCGATTAAAGGGATGTTCGATGATGAGAGTAGAAAGAAAAGTGAGGAATTTTTTAAATCCGCAGCACAGGGTGCGATTGATGCGGGTGAAAGTTTCGTACAGATTACGACAGGTGTTGATAATTTTGTGGGTAAAATGATTGATGGTGGTAAAAAAATAGTTGATGTTTTTAATGATGCGAGTAAATCAGCTGATGAATATATTAAAAGAGAAAATGACTTAAAACTCGCTGAAAGTGAATTAAATAAGTTTATAAGTAAAAATAAATCCACGATAGAAGAATTAAAATTAATTCGTGATGATGAAAATAAATCAATAGAGGAAAGGTTAGAATCATCGAATAAAATTAACTCATTAATAGATGAGGAAACAAAAAGGTCAATAGAATTACAAAAGCAGAAAATCGCTTTAATGAAAACAAATAAAGACCTAACTCAAACTACTATTGATGATATAGTTGAAATAAATAACGCAGAAGCTAAGTTGGATGATATGATGGCAGAGTCAGCTACCAAAAGAAGGGAAAACCAAATGATAAATAATACTATCGTCAAGAAGGGTGAACAGGAAAGATATGAAATTGAAAAAGAAAAAGAAAGAATAGAACAGGAAGCCCACGATCGCGTTGTTGAAAAAAGAAGACAATGGGCAGAAGAGGATATTAATAGGGAAAATGAAAATGAAATGAGAAAAGCGACTAACAGTCAAGAACGTTTTGATGTTAGGATGAGTCAGGAACAGGAAAGATATGAAAGAGAAAAAGAAAACATATTATTAACTAATGAGGAAAAAGAATTATTAGAAGAGGAACATCAACGAAAAATGGCTGAAATTAGGAGGTTATATAATGATGAAAAAATTAATGAAAATAATAAAATAGCGGCTGATGAATTAAAAAATGAAAAAATAACAAAAGCTGAAAGAGTAAAAATAGTACAGGCATCTTTCGGGGCAATGAGTTCAATAATTGAACTTTATTCATCTTTTTTAGACATGCAGATGAAAAAAGAGTTAAAGGATGCTGAAGGAAATGAAAAGAAACAGGACCAGATTAGAAAAAAATATGGTAGAGAGAAAAAGAATGCTGCCATTACAAACGTGATTATAAATACAGCAAGTGCCATAATGGGTTTTGTTAGTGGATATTCAACCATACCAGTCGCTGGTCAACCATTGGCAATCGCAGCGGCTATATCAACAGCTGCGATGGGTGCGGCGCAGATAGCAGCGATACAAGCGGCAAGTTTTAGAAAAGGTGGTGTTTTAAATGGACCTAGTCATGAACAGGGTGGTATTTTGACACCTTTTGGTGAATTAGAAGGAGATGAAGGGGTTATAAATAAATATAGTATGAGTAATTCTTCATTAAGGAATATGGCATCAGCTGCCAATGTAGGTGGTGGTGGTGTAGACTTTTCAACTGGTGATGGTTCAATACATTTATCACCTGAAAGTATATCACAAATAGTAAATGGTTATAATGATAAACAGATTTTTGTATCTGAGACAGATATAACTGATACTCAAAATAAGGTAAAGGTTATGGAATCAGAAAGTACAATATAAAAATAATATAATAAAAATGAAAGAAATTGAATTAATAATAGACGATGAAAAAAGTGAAGGTATATCAGCGATGGGATTTGTAGATAGACCAGCGATTGAAAAGGATTTTATTTATTTTAAAAATGAAAAACAAAATTTTGTTTTTGGTAAAGAGGTTGAAAGGGGAATAATTGTATCACCAGCAATGATACCTGAAAAAAGGATATATAGATATGACCCATCAACTAATGAAGAATATAATGTTTATTTTTCAGTTGAGACCGTTAGAGAACTGGCTGAAGGTTTTTTATTTAATAATAATCACAATAATATAACTGAACAACATGAAAATCAGGTTACAGGTATTAATTTAATATTTAGTTGGATTGTTGAAAATCAAGAAGACCCTATTATAACTAAGTATGGTTTTAAAGATATACCCAATGGTACTTGGTGCGTTATGTATAAAATAGTTAATGAAGATATTAAAGAAAAAATTAAAAGTGGTGAAATTAATGGTATATCAATAGAAGCATGGTTAACAAGTAAATTTAAAAAGGTTGAAAAGGGTATTGATAAAATAGAAAAGATAAAAGATTTGTTAAAAGAATTAGAAAAATAACAAAAAAATTAATTTTTTATATATATAATTGAAATCGTTTGGGTCAACTGTGACCTGTTTAATAAAAAAATATAAATAAATGAAAAAATATTTAGAAATAATGAACAAAATTCGAAATATATTAGATATGGACGAATTAAAAATGGAAGATGAAATTATTTTTTCTATTAGTGAATTAGAGGATGGTACATCTATATACTATGAAGGTGAATTAGGTGTAGATACATTAGTTTTTCTTGATGAATCATTTGAGACTCCAGTTGGTGACGGTGAATATGTTTTAAGTGATGGTGTAAAAATTGTAGTTTTAGAAGGTAAAATTACTGAATATACTCCTGAAGTTGAGGCTGATCCTGAAGCTGATGAAGAGGTTTTAAAAGATGAAGTTAATTTTGAGGAAAAATATAATGAATTATTAGAAACTATAAAAGGATTTAAAAAAGAATTAGAGAATTTTAATGATGAAAAGAAATCATTAGAAGATGATGTAAAAAGGTTCGAAAGTAATGAAAAAGTTTTAAACGAAAAAATTGAAAAATTACTTGAAAAACCAGAGGTTGATAGTATCACAACACAATCGAATGATACAATTGAAATGACAATTGTTGAAAAAAGATTACAGTCTTTAGATGCTATTAGAAAAAGAATAAAAAAATAATATAGAAAAAATGGCAGAAAATTATAAATTTGGTTTTGATTTGAGTGGTTTAGAGGATTATACTAAAGAAAGTCTAGATTTAATTAGTAAAACAATCTATAACTCACAAACATTACAATTAGAAGGATTACAAGTTATTCCTGGTAACAAGAGTGATTTTAAATTAACAAGAGTTGACCATGATGTTTATTTCCAAACAACATCTTGTGGATGGAATACAAGTGGTTCAACTAATTTTGATAATGTTTTAATTAATATTGAACCTATCATGATTCAAGAGGAGTTATGTCCTACTGATTTTGAGAATAAATACATAGG